TGGGATTTGGGACAGACACCATATAAGCAGAACTAGCTGGACCACAAGGGTTAGAAAAACCCGCTATGGCTGCAACTTTAGCTGCTAAAGTAACAATCTCAACAACTTCAGTAAGAATTCCACCAACAGTTTTAATATACCCAGAAGCACGCCGGGCCATAGTAGAACCTTCCGACAAATCAAATTGACCGGGACGTCCTTGAGCAGCAAGCGTTATATCAGTAACAGTAGGACCGCGCAATTCACAATCATCTAACCACGCAAATATAGTATAATTAATACTAGTAGCAGCTGCACTAATCAAAGGGGCCATAATATAAACCATAATATTGCAGAAATTAAACTCCTGCTCAGAAGCTTGGTACTGTTCCACGTAACTCCAACGTGTAGGACAAATCCAAGGAACCTCTATAGTGGCGGACTTACCACTAGCAGCATCAACAAGCACATGAGGATAGCCAGCAAGTTCGTAAATAGAAACGGGGCCTGCACTAGTCCCTTTCGTGGGAGCAGCATAAAGACCCAACAAGCCCGCATTATAAGGACTAGGCGCAATAACAAGCTTAACTTTAACATTAGCCTTAGGACCACCAATAATGGAATAATTCGATAACTTGGCTTGGGCATTAAAATTAAGATCAAAAAAAGCTTGAGGATAATCAGCTTGATAAAGCATGCCAGTTGCGGCACTAGACCATGAACCACGGGCGACGGCAAAAGGTCGAGAAAAACACTTAGCTTCACCGGCGGCATCAATAGGTGTACCGCTGTTCAGCCACTCACGATCATTATCGCTAACAGAGGTCAAAGAAGCCTCTCCACCGCTAACAAAAGTAGTGGTACAATCTGATCCCTCAACACCGGGTTCACAAGACTCACCTGCTGTTTGATCAGTAGTCTTCTTTTTACTATCTTCTTTATCAGGGCCTTGACATTCAAGAGGACGAGTAGTAGAACAACCCTGGCTAAGAGCACAATAAGCCGGGTTGTCAGCAAGAAAACGAAGAACTCTATATAAAATCGCAGTAGGTTCATCAGCATCCAAACAACAAAGGGCCCACGCTATAAAATCGCCACCAAAAGCAGCTGTAACCCTTTCAGGCTTATCTCCAATAAAATCAGCACTCAACGTTGAACGCCAACGAGCCACTTCTTGAACAAAAGATAATACAATCATAGGGAAATTCTCCAACATTTTTCCCCTATCACAAAAAGCTAACATTTTAAACAAACGATCAGGATCTAAGACACCAACAACAACACCATCAGCACGAACAGCAAAACGGCGACTCAAAAAACAATATTCACTGGGATCTTTACCAGGCCTCCAAATTTCATAGAATTCGCCAATATCAGACTCATCTTTCTTATCGCTCGTTATTTTAAAACCATGACGAGCCACTTCATCGGCTAATTGTTGCATAGTAATGCCATAAATCTTCAAAATGGCAGCATTACTATCATCTCCAAGAAATATCATAGGATTAGCTTTAATAATATCTTCACAGCTAATACCAGTAAGGTTCGATAAACAACCAACCCAAAGAATCTGTTGACAAGCGATGTTCAAAATAGTGGTCAAGAACGATCCACTAGGATGAGACACTCCAGGCATAATGACCTCACCAGCAATAGCAAGTTTGTAATGTGCAACTCTTTGGAGTAACTTCCACCTCATAAAATTATCATGATTCAATGGAGGTAGATCAGGATCAACAACACGG